AACGCTTCAACAGGTGGCGCGGCTGGTAATGGCACTACAAATCTTGGCGGCGGTGGTGGTGGTGGTGGCCGTTCAATTAGTTTATATGGCGGTAATGGCGGTTCAGGCATCGTAATCGTAAGATATGCAATCTAAAGGAGAATAATGGCACACTTCGCACAGATAAATGAAAACAATATAGTTACTCAGGTATTAGTTGTACCTGATAACGCAGAAGATAGAGGACAAGATTACCTAGCCAATGACTTAGGTCTTGGTGGTACTTGGGTTCAAACCAGTTATAACAGTCGTATCCGTAAGAATTATGCGGGTGTTGGATTTGTATATGACTCTGTTCTTGATGCATTTATTGCCCCTCAACCTTATGACTCTTGGACATTAAATGAAACAACTTGCAAATGGGAAGCACCAGTGCCTTACCCAACAGATAATGTTATGTATAAATGGAATGAAGATAAAAAAGACTGGGAGGCTATCGTAAATGAGTAATACAAAAATTGTATATGATTGTGAGAAAAAGACTACTTCCTATGTTCCCCTATCAGCAGCAGAGATAGCAGAACGTGAAGCATCAGCAGCACAGGCTGCTCAAGCAAAGACAGAAGCAGATGCAAAAGCAGCATCAGATAAGGCAGCCCTTGCTGCAGCAAAGATTACTGCTAAGTCAAGATTGAAAGCAAACGGATTAACTGACGCTGAAATTGCTGCATTAATTAAATAATAAAACTTTTACCTAAGGAGCGCAATGGCAGGTCGTGATATAACCGAAGGGCGTGGTTCGTCCACTCCCGATGTAGGTCTAGCAATTGCTGTTGATATTGGTATTGTTTCTACAAGTACATACTGGCAGAATACATCTGATGCTTATGATGTAGCCATTGGTGGATTGCCATTTTTCTATGCAATCAATGATGCACGCCCATACATCAGACAGACTGCTCCTTTTAAGAAAGACCAGTTTGATAACCAAACAGAGCCAGGTGAGCAATCACTTACTGGTTGGTGGATTCGTTCTCAAATGTCTTTCCATTCTGGTACTGGTATTAAGTTTTATGACCCAGCAACTACTGATGAAAATGGACACTATCGTTTTACAGATGCTAAAGGCATCAACCCTTGGACTAAAGGACAAGTAACATTACTTAAGTCTTGCACACCTGGACATATCACAACTGGTGCCCTCCGTGCCAATGGTCGTGTTTTCCAATCTGTTCGCTCTATTCAATGGGGTAATACTAAAGGTGTATTACTACACGATGAATATGATGTAGATAAAATTGATGGCAATGGTAGTGAAACACATTTTATTAACTTTAATGTTGGTCAAGATTATCCAGTATATGCAATCTGCGATGATGGAACTACAGCATACTTTGCTACTAATCGTTCCGATTCCGGTACACCAAATCTTTATGTATTTAAGAAACCACTTACTGGCGATTACTCTACTGGAGTTGTAGATAATACCCCTAGTGGGGATGTTGAAAAAATGTTTTCAAGTACTGGAACAACAGTAACTAATGCGGTTATGGAATATGTAAAAGAAAGAATCATAGCCTGTATTAATAATAAAGTATATGAATGGAGTCCATCTACTTCCGCAATTGGAAGCGCGGTATATACTCATCCATCTGCTAATTATGTATATACATCTATTACCGCATCTGGTCCAGCAATTTATGTTGCTGGTTATAATGGAATCCAATCTACTATTCAGAAGTTTACACTTGCTTCAAATGGAACAGTGCCAACCCTGACATCAGCCGTAGTTGCTGCAGAGTTACCAGTTGGTGAAATAGTACATAAAATTTTTTACTACCTAGGCTATATGATGATAGGTACTAATAAAGGAATCCGTGCAGCAGTTGTCTCTGACCAAGATGGCTCCATTAATTATGGTCCACTTATAGTGGAAACCTCACAGCCTTGCTATGACTTTGCTGCACGCGACCACTATGTATGGTGTGCAACTAGCGTAGGTGGAGAACCTGGAACTATCCGCGTTGACCTAGGTAATGAGTTAGAGACTCTACGTTTTGCTTATGCTAATGATGTTTATTATGCAGGAATAAGTGACCGCCATACTACAGGTTGCGCTTTCATAGATGGAACTAACAGACTAGCATTTACTTCTCAAGGATTAACTAAGGGAACCCTTGTAGTTAATAAGGCTAAGACATCTAACGTTGTCACTCTTACTACATCAACAGCACACGGATTATCAGTTGGCAATATCATATGGGTTGAAGGTGTAGATACCGTCAGCGGTTCTGTATTTAATAGTACAACAGGTACATTCACTGTTGCATCAGTTCCTACTACAACTACATTTACATACACCCTTGCTGGCACCAACGTTGCATCAACTGCAGTATCTAGCACTACGGCAAGAGTTCAATCACCTGGTGCTATCTATATTGAAAGTGATACAGAACTTGCTGAATCTGGTTATTTGACTACTGGCTATATTCGTTTTGGAACATTAGAGCCTAAGAACTATAAGCGTTTATTAGGTCGTGGTGATTTTACTTATGGTTCATTAACACTTGAGACTGTTGATAAAGATGGCACAGAATATGACCATATTACATACACTCAAGGTGTAAATCCAGTAGAGGTAACAACTTCATCTCCTGCTACTGCCCAAGAATATGTTGCTTATAAATTTGTTTTAACCCGTGATGTTAATGATACAACTTTGGGTCCTATCTTTAAAGGATACCAAGCCAAGGCTACTATTGCTACACCACGCCAGCGCATCCTTAAATTTCCTATGTATTGCTTTGATATTGAAACAGATAGATACAACGTAGTATCTGGTTATGAAGGTAAAGCACAAACAAGACTTCTTGCATTAGAACGTGTAGAAGAAACTGGCGATGTTGTTGCTTGGCAAGACCTTACTACGGGCGAAAGTCGTCAAGTAGTTATTGAACAAATCTCATTTACACGTTTAACTCCACCAGACAAAAGGTTTGATGGCTTTGGAGGCGTAATTGAAATTACGATTAGGACAGTATAATGACACCAACTGATTGGGCTGGATTAGCCGTAGCATTAACCACACTTATTGGAGCACTTGCAGCAGGAGTTAGATGGATGGTTAAACATTATCTTGCTGAACTTAAACCAAATGGTGGCTCAAGCCTACGTGATAAAGTCAATCAGTTAGACGACAAGGTAGAATTCTTAACGGAGTTAATAATACAATCACTCAAGAAGTAGGGACATAATGAGCGTAATAGACATAGCCAAATCTCAGGTTGGATACAAAGAGGTTGGCAAGAACAATGACAGTATGTATGGCAAGTGGTATGGACTTAACAATAACCCTTGGTGTGCAATGTTTGTATCTTGGTGTTATGACCAAGCAGGACTAGCCGATAAGGTAGCAGCCCAAACTAAAAAGGGATTTGCTTCCTGTCAAGCAGGACTTAAATGGTTTACAAGTAAAAGCAAGATAGTTCCAGTTGGCAAAGCCCAACCTGGCGACATAGTTTTCTTTCAATTTGATGCTGATGCAGAGGCTGACCACGTTGGTATCTGTGCTAGTAATGATGGAAAGAAATACCTTATGGTTTATGAGGGTAATACCTCAGGGGATAATAAGGGCAGTCAATCAAACGGAGATGGTGTGTTTCTAAAGAAGCGTGCTTACTCCCTAGTAATGGGCGTTGCTCGCCCTTAAAGGACAATATGAATACAACTAAATTAAAAGCAATCGTATCAACTTATCTGCGTGCTGCAGTAGCAGCCGTGCTTGCTCTATACCTTACTGGTACAACCGACCTAAAGGCATTAGCATTAGCAGGAGTTGCAGCCGTTGCAGGACCTATTCTAAAGGCAATAGACCCATCAGCCACAGAATTTGGTATTGGAAGCAAGTAATTATATACCCCTAATCGGGTTTTAAACGCCCTTTAGAGACACTAATGACCCCCAACCTAGTAGAGATACTGGGAAGGGGGTCTTTTGTCATTTCTTCATAAGCCAAACTTGATACTCTTTAGTCAGTAAATCATAAGTTCCTGTGTATTTACTGAGAAAATTATCTATTGCTGGCCTAGGCGTAGTATACTCTGGCAAGTCTTGTCCCCACATATAGTCATCAAAGGCAAGTATACCACCAGGCTTAAGGATTTTCCACGCACCTTCAGCGTCATCGGCAACAACCTTAGCGGTGTGGTCTCCATCTACATATATAAAATCATAGGTATGATTAAGATTAGGTAGTACATATTCAGACTTAGATTGAATTGACAATAGGTTCTTATACTTCTTGGTTCGTTTTAAGTAATAGATGTGGACATTGTCGAATGAAATATTTTTATGTTCAGTTTCATCCGAACCTTTCCAGGTATCTATATCTGTCAGGGTAGATGTTGGGTCAGTTAATATATTATCAAGTAGCCATACTGAAGCGTCGCCTGTATAGGCTCCGATCTGTAAGAACTTTAGATTAGGTAAACCTTTGAACTCAGATAGGTTATCCTCAAAGTTATACTTCTGACCTTCAAACCAATTAGGATAGGTAGTTGTACTGTTCATAATTATACTCCTAGTATATATTATATAGACCCCTTCGGGGTCTTATATATAGTATTATATATCTAAGTATACACACAGGAATACCGATTGATGGTAGGCGCAAGATCCTGCCTACCTACAATGCCTATCCACTATGATATACTACTGCTATGACTATTGAATTGGGTGAATACATTTTACCAGAACATATATCTTACTCCGCATTTACTACCTTTATCGACTGTGGCTACCAGTATTACCTAGGTCGACTGTTACAATTACCCGAGGCACCATCTGTATGGTCGGTAGGTGGCTCATCATTTCATACTGCTACCGAGATGTGGGATTTGGAGAACCTATGATTAGTATAGTTAATGAAGAGGGTGGTATTACCACTATACAATGGGAAACTTATAATACGATTATGCGTGAACGATATGAAGATGGTTTAAAAGAGACTAAAGCAATTATAGTTGGTTCTATACAGAATGCTATTGATAAGACTGTTCATACTCAGGAGCACCCTGAGAATCTGGCTGGTCTTACTATTGCCCTACGATTAGCAAAGCAGGTTACTCTTGGTAACGAGTGATACACTTGCATTATGGGATAAGGCTTGGCTTAAAGAAGCGGAAGGTGTTGATTTAACATTTGCTCGTGTTGGTGGTAGAACATCTAAAGCATTTCCTAATAGAGAGAATGTAGATTTTTGGCAACAGACAGGACCTGAATGGGTTCAGTCCTATATTGATTGGCGCAAGGCTAATCATAACTGGAAGATTTGGTTCACTCCTGAAGGCGCACCCGCTGTAGAGTTGGGGTTGACTCCTATTTTTGCTGGTGTACCAGTGAAGATGGTTCTTGACAGAGTGTTTGAAGTCGATGGTGAGTTGGTCGTGGTTGACCTCAAGACTTCACAACAGACCCCAACTTCTACGTTACAACTTGGCTTCTATAAACTAGGACTTAAACAAGTCTTGGGTATAGATGTAAAGTATGGTTCATACTGGATGGCTAGACAAGAAGGTACTTCTGCTATGGTTGATCTAAGTAATTACACTGAGGAGAAACTTGAGTATCTAGTTAGTAACTTTGATAAGGCACGCAAGGCTGGTATATTTATTCCCAACACAAACAACTGCAATCGTTGTGGACTTACAGAACACTGTCAGTTCACTTCGAAGAAATGAGAAAAACAATGGCAAATGAAGACTGGAAACTACAAGTTTCCTATAAGACACCATCAGGTGATATGATAAATGTACGTGCTAATACTGCTGATGAACTGTCAGTATTGTTAGAAGGCGTAGGAGATTACTCTACACAGATTGCTGCTACTCAGCAAAAGATTGTAGGTTCATACAATCTAAACCCGTCGTTGACATCGAGTTCCACTACAAGCACAAAGCCCTTGAGTTACTCCGCTCCAACCCCAGTATCAGCAGTGTCAGGTACAGCGTCACCCGTATGCAAACACGGGTCCCGTATATGGCGAGAGGGAATCAGCAAGGCTAGTGGTAAACCATATGCATTCTGGGCTTGTCCTTCACCTCAAGGAACAGCCGATCAATGCAAACCAGTAAATTAAAAAACTGGCATAAATCTCTTTACGGAACTAGAAAGGAACCAGGATGCGTACACTTGTCAGATCAGTTGGTCGTGCCAGTATTGGTGGTGAACCCTTACCATCGTGCTTTAAGGCGTTTGAATCAAACAAGATCATCATTCGTCGATCTGAAGTTTCTATGTTCGCAGCAGCGCCAGGAGTTGGAAAATCCACATTAGCATTAGCATTAGCGTTGAAGATGAAAGTGCCAACACTTTATATTTCAGCCGATACTAATGCACATACTATGGCTATGCGATTAGCGTCTATGATTTCGGGAAAGAACCAAACAGATGTAGAGGGTATGTTACACTCTGATGTTGGTTGGACTAAGGCTACTCTATCTAAGAGTAGCCATATAGTCTGGTCATTTGAATCAGCACCAACACTACAAGATATTGATGAAGAAGTTCAAGCCTTTGAAGAACTATGGGGTTGTTCACCTACACTTATCATAGTAGATAACTTAATGGATGTAGCCACAGATGGTGGTGAAGAGTTTGCTTCTATGCGTGCTATTATGAAGGAGTTAAAATATCTTGCTCGTGCTACTAATTCGGCTGTTGTCGTTCTTCATCATACTAGTGAGGCTGTTCTTGGGTCACCGTGTCAGCCACGCTCTGCTATCCAAGGTAAAGTGGCACAACTTCCAGCGCTTATATGTACACTTGGTGTTGTCGGAACTTCAATGGGTGTTGCTCCAGTCAAGAATAGATATGGAAGAGCAGATGCAGGTGGAGGATTAATGACTTGGATTGCATTCAACCCTGAGTATATGTTTGTTGATGATATACCAGAGAATCATTGATGAGTAGTTATGGTAAGCGCAAAGGCGCATCGTTTGAAACTGGTGTAGTTAAATGGTTAAGGTCTAAGGATATATTAGCCGAAAGATTAACTAAGGCTGGTGCTAAAGATGAAGGTGATGTAATTGCTTTCTTAGATGGAGCAGCAAACGTATTAGAATTAAAGGCAACAAAGAAGTTAGACTTGCCACAGTTCTGGCGTGAGGCTGAGGTTGAGGCAGAGAATTATGCTAAGGCTAGAGGATTAAAAGAAATACCATATAAGTTTGTAATAGTTAAACGTAGGCAAGCAGGAATAGACAAGGCTTGGGTGGTGGAAGACTTTGAACAATGGATTAAGAGGGCAGGCAAATGACTTACCAAGTATTAGAGAAATACTCATACACTATGGAGCGCAAGTTAGGCAGGGACACGGACAAGTTAACCTCAAGTGTCCGTTCCATTCAGATACTCACCAATCTGGAAGTGCTAATCTTGCTGAAAATATATACATATGCTTTGCCTGTGGAGTCCAAGGAAATAGTTTACAAATTATCGCACAGCAAGAGAGGGTAGATATACGTGAAGCAAAGTCAATCGCAGAAAGAATTACTGGGACAGGCAGTTCTGAAATACGCGGCAAACATTTATCAGGCAGAAGATTACCTGCGAAGCAGGGGAATAACAATGGAAGCAGCACGTCTGGCTCGATTCGGCGTAGTAGGGGAGCCTGAAATTGGACACGAACAATTCCAAGGAAGATTATCCATACCATATATTACCAAGACTGGGATTGTCGATCTGCGTTTTCGCAGTCTTAATCCTGCTGTGGAACCTAAATATATGGGTATGACTGGAGCAGAAACTAAAATGTATAATGTATTAGACATAGAACGAGCAGGCGATTTTATAGGAGTGTGTGAAGGTGAATTGGACACAGTTACTTTATCTAGTTGTATTGGCATCCCTTGTGTCGGCGTACCTGGGGCTAATAGTTGGAAGAAGCACTACACGAGATTGCTCGCTGACTTTGAAAGAGTATTTGTATTTGCAGATGGAGATCAACCAGGCAAAGAGTTTGCCAATAGTCTCGCAAGGGAATTGCCAGTCACCATTGTGCAATTGCCAGATGGAGAAGATGTAAATAGTGCATACGTAAAGTATGGTGCTGACTATATAAGGGACAGGGCTGGACTAAATGGATAGAAGAATACCACCTTGCCCTGAATGTGGCGAGCACTTTTCTAATGTATTTGAAGCAACAGATCATTTACTAGAAGACGATGAAGAGTTTGACCCAGTATTAATCTTACCTAACAGGGCTAGGTTAATGATAGGTTCTTTGCTTAGGTGTTTGTATAAATATGCAAACAAACCAGATCAAATCAAAAGCATAACCCAGTCTACATATATGACATTGTTTACGGCAGAAACACAGCCTGAGGCAATAAAAGATATAGTGGAAGAGATGATAATCGAATCACAGATGATGGAAATAGATGACGAACTCAAGCAGTTACTTGAAAAGGGGGAGTGAGGAATGGCAGATTATAATCCACTTGGAGGAACAAGGTTTCCAAATAAGCCAAGTAAAGAAGATGGATGGGAAACTCGTAGTTACCCTGACAGTACCTCTTTTGAGTCAGCAGTAGGGACAACTTACCAAGAATTATTAGATCTATTACTATCTAAACATAAAGATTACGGACCAAAGAACATTGCCGAAGCACCTGGTGGTGCTATCAATGGATTACGTGTTCGTATGCACGATAAATTAGCACGTATAAATAACTTAGTTGATAATAATAAGAACCCAGAGCACGAATCCATTGAAGATTCCTTCAAGGATATGGCAAACTATGCAATCATCGGGTTGCTAGTACTGAGAGGACAATGGAATAAATAATGGTAAAAGAATATGGTCCATACAAAGGTAGCAAAGCCAATGGTGGTAGACCCATTATGGTTATTAAAAAGAAAGTTAATGGTAAAATTAAAACAACATCTACCAATGCTGCTCGTGCGTTATTCGAGAAGGCAACAGGCAAAAAGTTATCTAGGAAAGTAGATGTAGATCATAAAGATAACAAAGGTCGTGCTGGCACTAACGATAATATGTCTAACTTAAAATCACTATCTCATAGCAAAAATGTTGCTAAAGAAAATAAGAGACGAGCAAAAAAGAAATGAAAATTATAGTCTGCGTGTCCGATTTACAGGTACCGTACCACGATAGGAAGGCAGTCTCGGCACTGTCTAATTTCATAAAGAAATATAAACCTGACGAGGTGGTATCTGTTGGGGATGAAATGGATATGCAGACTATCTCAAAGTGGAGCAAGGGTACTGACCTTGAACACGAGAAGTCTATTGCTAGAGACAGAGATGAAACTCATCGAGTGCTTGAATCATTAAAGGTTAAGCATATGATTAGAAGTAATCATACAGATAGATTATTTAATACAATTAGAATGAGAGCACCAGGACTTGCTGGCTTACCTGAGTTAGAGTTAAAGAACTTCTTAAGACTTGATGACTTAGGTATTACATATCACGAGAAGCCATATGAATTAGCACCCAATTGGTTGCTATTGCACGGCGACGAAGGTAATGTACAACCTACTGCTGGTGCTACCGCACTTGGATTAGCCAAACGTGCTGGTATGTCTGTTGTGTGTGGTCATACGCACCGTGCTGGCTTGACACATTACACTCAGTCATACTTTGGTGGCACACCTAAAACTATATGGGGATTAGAGACTGGTTGCTTAATGGACTTTAAGTTTGCTAAATATATTAAAGGTGGTTTATTCACTTGGCATAAAGGATTTGGTGTCTTGTATGTTGATGGAAATAAAGTAACGCCTCAGTTGGTTCCAGTTAATATGGATGGTTCATTCGTATTCGATAAGAAGGTGTGGAAATAATTGGACTGGGACAGTATTGAAAAATGGGATTACATTGTAACAGCGGTTGCTTCTGAGTACCATAGAAAATTTAATATGGTAGAGTTAGAGGACATAAGACAATCGCTGTATCAATGGTTTACTGAGCATCCAAATAAACTTAAGGAATGGGAAGCAATAGGTGAGAGAGATGCTAAGAATCTTATCTATCGTTCACTTCGTAATGATGCATTAGATTACTGTCAAAAATGGAAAGCAAAGTCTATTGGTTATGATGTATCAGACTTACATTACTATGAACCAGTAGTAGTTGAAGCATTACTGCCACCTGTATTGCGTGGTGAGTACGGTGTTACTCATAAATTAAATCTTGGTAGAACTGGTAGACCGTCTGCTCCTGCCGAAGGTGGTAACCTAACTATAATGATGTTAGAAGTTGACTCAGGTTACTGGAAATTAAACAAAGAAGATAGAAGAATTATTTTCTTACGCTTTGCTGAACATCTAGACTTCGGCGAGATAGCAAACTACTTGGAACTTGGTACTGATAGTGCTGCACGAATGAGACTTAAACGTGCTATCCGTAGGCTTATCAATAAGATAGGTGGGTATAAACCCTTCAATGATATTGATACTGTTGCTTCTGAAGATCAAGAGGTTGAGGAATAATATCCATCATCAGGATCAAACTCAATTTCTCCATCAGAGAATAGATCGCCATCGTTCATAGCAAAATCTTCTATCTCTTCATCGTCATAGAACTCTGGAAATAATTTTTTCCCTTTAGAAATAGGTAGAAAACCTACGGTTTTAACTACTTTTTTGATGTTTTCAAACTCAGTAGTTTTAGGTAGATTATCTTTATCTTCCCAAATAATTTTAATGGTATCAAGATTAAACTCCCATATACCATCAGGTGTTGAGCAAATATATACTGGTGTCTTGCCAGTTATGTTTGCTTGTTCTATTACTTTATCATACTTATATTTTTCTATAAGTAGATCGTCATAGTGTGTATGTCTACACTTAAGTTCTATATATAAATCCTCACGCTCTGATACGCAATCAAAGTTAGAATACTCGTCGCTAACCATAGTTAGATCAGGATAGTATTCATCTTTGAGCATACTAAAGAGTTGTTCTTCGTTCATTATCCTCCTGTTGAGTAGAACCCTGTCCCTTTGAAGTGAACTGGGTTGGCTTGGTATTCTCTTGTCATTTCTTTATTACATTGCGGACACTCTACCAAATCATCTCGTTCATCAACGCTACGACTTAGTTCTAGTAGTGTCTTATCGTCAAGACATCTGTATGAATAGGTTGGCATTATAGT